CTTTCTCTTCTGTGGAGTCGATAAGGCAGCTTCGTTAACTCTATTAACTGTCCTTTGTTCTCAATGGGTTGTGGGTCCCTCCCCCCTAGGGTGCCTCGCGGGGAACGCTGAGCCACACATGTTCGCACTCCCCAATGATTTTGAAAAATGGGAGTCCAAGCATGTTTGATGAATTTGACGATCTGCTGGGCACCCCTGCGCCTCAAAACAGCACCGCACAGCCCCTTCCGGCCCCTTCGCCTGACCTTCCCTTGGAAATGGACGAACGGGCGCTGGCGGGCCTCCTACGGCTTTCCCTGAGCCAAGTCCGCACCAAAGCCCGTGAAGGGGTTTTCGTCCGATCCTCCCGGGGGCGCTATGACGTGGGCCAATCTGTCGGCAATTACGTCGAAAGACTCCGCGAACAAGCCGCCCGCGCTGGACGGCCTGCCGCTGGTGGCGACGATCTGAAGGCGGAAAAGCTGCGCCTGACGAAAGCCCAAGCTGACGCGCAAGAACTGAAGAACCAGCAAGCTGCTGGCGACCTCATCCCGATTGCTGACGTTCGCCGGGAATGGATTGTCACAGCCGCAGACCTTCGGTCGCAAATCCTCGCAATTCCCGCCCGTGTTGCTGCCCGCATGGGCCTGAACCGCGAAGCCGCTGTGACCCTAGAAGACGAAGTGCGTCTGGCTTTGGAGGAACTCAAAGATGAACGCTGATCCATTCCGCGAACTTCGCGCTGAACTCTTCCAAGCCATGCGCCCGCCGCCGCGCCTCGATCTGGGCGAATGGGTGCAAGCAAACGTGCGACTTCCTTCGACTGTCGCGGCCCAAGCTGGGCGCATGACGCTGATGCCGTGGCAGCGGGAAGTGGCGCGTTCGATAGGCGACAACCGAGTCGAACGTGTGACGATCCTGAAGAGCGCCCGCGTGGGTGCAACGCAGCTTATGGTGGCAGGCATCGGGCATTTTGCCCTGAACGATCCCAGCCCCCAGCTTGTCGTCATGCCGTCCGAGTCCGACTGCCGAATGCTTCTAACGTCCATTATCGAACCCACTTTCGCGGCAAGCCCGACCCTGCGCAACGCCCTGTCCGAGAACGTCAGCGGGCGCGATACCATGCTGTCGCGGCACTATCCGGGGGGCAGTCTGGCGCTGGTCTCTGGCGCATCCCCTAAGAACCTGCGCGCCCGAACGGCCCGCGTTCTGTGGCTTGATGAGGTGGACGGCTTGGACGTGTCCGCAGGCGATGAGGGCGACCCCGTTTCGCTGGCGATCCGGCGCACCATGACTTACGGCACACGCCGCAAAATCGTCATGGCTTCTACGCCTGTCGATGAGGCTACCAGCCGGATTGCCCGAGCCTATGAGGAAGGCGACTGCCGCGTCTGGGAACTGCCTTGCCCGCATTGTGGCGACTTCCATGAACTGAAATGGGCCATGATCCAATGGCCTGAGGGCAAGCCGGAAGACGCTTATTTTGTTTGCCCGTCCTGTGGCTGCATCACGCAAGAGGCAGATAAGCCCGCGATGATTGAGAAAGGGCGCTGGCGGGCCACGAAGCCGGAAGTTCTCGGGCATCACAGCTACAGGCTGAACACCTTCGGGGCTTCGATCCTTCCGACCGCCTCTTGGGGCGTTCTGGCTTGCGAGTTCCTTGCCGCGAAGCGCGATCCCGCGACCCTGAAGACGTGGGTGAACACCGTTGCGGGCGAAGTCTGGCGTGATGAATCTGACGGCATAGACGATGCCGACTTGATGAGCCGCCTAGAGCCAATCGGGCTAGACCGCCTGCCGCCTGAGGTCATCGCCCTGACCGCTGGCTGTGACGTGCAGCACGACCGCCTAGAGGTCACGACCTTGGGCTGGACGGCTGACGACAAGCCTCTAGTGCTGGCGCATGAAGTGCTCTGGGGCAACCCCTTCGGGCCTGACCTCTGGCTGGGCTTGTCCGATCTTTTCGGCCGGACTTTCCAGCACCCAAACGGGGGCACCTTGCGCTATGACGCGGCGCTGGTGGACTCGGGTGACGGCACCACCACCGAAGCCGTTTATGAGTTCAGCCGCGCCCGTGCTGGTCAGCGCATCTTCCCATGCAAAGGCATCGCGGGCTTCAGAGAGCCGCCGACCCGTCTGGGCAATGTGCCGGCAAAAAAGTGGGTCCGCCTTCAGCTTGTAGGCGTGGACTCGATCAAGCGCCGCATTCTCGGGCTTGCGACCTCTGGCGGCTTCCGCCTCTCGGATAGCCTCAGCGCCACTTGGGCCGAACAGTTCACTGGTGAAAGGCTGCGCACCCGCTACAGCAAAGGCGTTCCGATCCTCGAATGGCACCGCCTGAGCGGGCGCAGAGTGGAAGCCTTGGACTGTGCGGTCTATGCAATGGCTGCGCGTTCTCTGGTCCCTCTGGACGCCGAACGGCGGGCGGATGAGCTATCCAGCAAGGCAGCACCTAAAGCACCGCCCCGCGTGATTAGAAGCCAGTTTCTAAGCCGTTAAGCCCACTTGGCAGAGAGAAACGCGAGTCCGTTTCTCTCTCTAACACCATCCCTAAAGAAGTATTCTTTCTGAGACAGATCGCCTGCTTGATAGCAGCGCGAAACGCCCCCCTGTGAATCGAAAATGTAATATTTTTTCCCGTCATCAGGAGCAATGAAGCTACAGCTGGGGCCTTCACTCTCTATGGCTGATAGCGCAGCAATATCGCGCCTAACGTCATTTGCGGCGACTGAGCAGACCAACTCGATAAAGGCCATATCGTTCTGATCTAATGCCGCGCGCAATTCCTGAGCCAAGGGCGTGCCTAAATCTTTATTTCTCTCGTCTACTTCGAGCGCGAGTTTTCTTAGCTTTTCCTTATTCTCTTCCACTCTTGGACCTCCCCTGATGACTACTCTTTGACCGCTGAAAGGTCAGCTTTTCACGCTATCGGAAAATCTCAAAGGCCTTCCCGCCTGATCTGCACATAAGGCATAGCCCCGGCTTGAAGCGTTTCAGCAACATGGGCCGCAGTCACGCCCGCGTCTTGGTCATCTATGTCAGCCACGTCAGCCGATGTCGCATAGAAGGGCATGGTCCTGAACCACTCACCACAACGCCCGACTGCAAGGCAGGCGTGCCAACCTTCTACAGCGCGGCCCCGAAACTGAATTTGACGCTCTTCAGCCGTTGCAGGCCTGAGCCACCAATTCCGATGGGGGAAACGCTCTGCAAACTGGCGATCAATCTTAGAAGCCATTGAACTTACTTTCTGTGAGGTCTGCAAAAAGAAACGCCCTTAGCCTGCGCCCGTAAAAAGCAGACTAAGGGCGCGACCGCCGCAGTTCGGAAGGAGGACAAAACCGTCCGGCGGTTTCTTGTGGCAAGGGCGACCTGCGCCGCCCCTGCCGTTTTCTGGTCATCAGGAGATAATGACTACCACTTCCACCTCACACTGTATGACACACCACTCAGCACCATGTAAAGTTAAAAACTTCAGTTTGCAGATTCATTTCTTGACCTTACATTCTCAGCGTGCTTTCTTAGGCTGAGAAAAAAGGAGTTCTGAAATGAACGAAGACGCCAAAGACCCACTTTTCACGCATGTTGAGCCTCTGGTGCAGTTCCGTGCAAAAGACCTCGCCAACGCGCTTGCGCGTGGGGGCGTCCCTTATTCAACGGCATCTGCCCGCATCCAAAACTACAGCAAGCAAAACCTGATCCACGTCCGTGGCCGCGTGGGTGAAGGGAAGAACTCGCCCAATATCTACGGCATCACTGATGTAGCCGCAGCGCTTATGCTGTCGGGCTTGCAGGACTGCGGCGTTGCAGACCAAGAGGTCCTGAACATTGCCAGCAGCGCGCTGTATTATTGGTATCTGGGACAACAGGCCCGCAGCCCTCATCCGATCCTTGCGGCACTCTCTGACACCTTGGACGGCACGGAATGGGCATTGCAGCTTCGCTTCATGCGTCACAGCCAAACCCAAGCCCGCTATGTGCTGCGCAACTTTGGCCGTCTGGACCAAGAAGCCTTCTGGGCTGGCGCTGAAAACGTCAAAGACCCTGAATGGTCATCCGTGGGTGAAGTGCTCATCACGACTGCCCCGCTTCACGCGCTGCGCAGCCTGATTGCACCGCCCGCTGGCATGAACTGAGGGCTAACCCATGGGCCTTCTGTCTCGCCTCTTGAACCGCACCGCCCCCCAAGCCGTCCAGCTTCGCAGCTATGACGCCGCGACCGCAGCCCGGACTCGGTTCAATGGCGGGGCTAACCGCTTTTCCAGCTACGGCCCTGAGACTGTAGCCGCAAACCCTTCGATCCGAAGCCGCGCCCGCCATGCTGCCGCAAACAACGCTCTGGCGGCGTCCGCTGTTAGCGCGTGGGCAACTACGGCTGTCGGCTCTGGCATCATCCCGACCAGCCAGCACCCTGACCCTGAGGTCAGGAAGGCGCTGGACGCCTATTTTTCCAAATGGGCAAAGCAGGCTGACGCCTCGGGCCGCACCGACTTCTTCGGGCTGCAAACTGCCGTGGTGAAGGCACAGCGCGTTGACGGCGATGCCTTCCTGATGTGGCGCGGTCCTAAGCTGGTGCAAATCCCGCCTGAACAAGTCGCTTCAGAACTGAACACTGACACCATCGTCGCAGGCATCGAACTGAACGAAGACGGGCGAGCCGTGGCCTTCCATGTTCACCCTGTGCGCCCTGATGCCATGCAAGCAACCTATGCGCCGCCTGTGCGCGTTGATGCTGGCGAAATGCTGCATGTGATGGAGTCCGCAGGTCCCGGTGCTGTGAGGGGCGTTTCGTCCTTTGCGCCTGTCCTGCTGGCTCTGGCTGAACTGGACGGCACCGAAGACGCGCTGATTACCCAAACCAAAATCGCCGCGCTTCTGAGCGTGATCCTGACCAATGAGAACGACCAAAACGGCCCAAATCCCTTCGAAAACGGGCAAGGACTAGAGCCGGGTTCAGTCTTCCATCTTCCGGGCAATTACCGCGTTGATACCGTTGCGCCTCAGCAAAGCCAGCAAGCGGGCGAGTTCCTTGGGCACCTGACCCGCCGCATTGCCGCTGGCTTGAACGTGCCTGCGCACCTGCTGGACGGCGATCTTCGGCAAGCCAACTATTCCAGCTTGCGCGCCTCGCTGGTGGGCTTCCGTCAGCGCATTGAGCAATATCAGTATCAGACCCTTGTGCCTCAGTTCCTCGAACCTGTTTGGCAGCGGGTGGCAACGCTTGCGGCCCTCGATCTGGGCTTTGAGATTACCGACGATCTGTTTGCCGTCGAATGGATTGCCCCAGCCCAGCCTTGGGTTGATCCGGCCAAAGACGCGGATGCCACCATTTCCCAAATCAACGCGGGGCTTATGTCGCGCCGCCAAGCTGTCGCTGCCCTTGGATATTCCATCGAACAGCTAGACGCAGAAATCGCCGCTGACCGCACCAGAGAAGCCGAACTGGGCCTGTCTTTTGGCGTCAAAAAGCCAGAACAAACAGGAATCCAATCATGAACGTAAGGCTTACAGCAAACCCCGCAAAAGCGTCTCGGATTACCCCGAGTCTGCGCATCGCCCCTTCCGATCTGACCCAAGGTGAACGCCTTTTCCGCGCTATGCCGCGCGTGGGCGATCTGGACGAAGACAACCGCAGCTTCCGCGCTGTGGTGGCAACGGCAACCCCAGTTCAGCGCCGCGATGCCAAGGGCACTTTCTGGGAAGTCTTGGACCCCAAGGGGCTTCAGTTCAACGCAGACGACGACTTCCCGCTGCTGACCGATCACAAGCAAGCCGCCCGTGAAACTGTCGGGCGCGCCTCGGGCCTCACCATTGACGGCCCCAGCGTCAGCGCAACGCTTCGTATCGGCATGGCTGATGACATCGAACCGATCTTCCAACGTGTGAAGGACGGAACCGTCCGCCACGTCTCTGCTGGATACCAAGTTCTCGCATGGCGCGAGTCAAAGAACCCTGACGGCACAAGGACCAAAACTGCCAGCAAGTGGCGGCTTTTGGAGGTCAGCCTTGTGCCTGTTCCTGCTGACCAAAACGCAATCATCCATAGGAGCGCAGAAATGCCCTTTGACCTTCAAACCCGCGCTGCGCTGATTGAAACGCTGCGCACTGCCTGCAATCTGCCCGAGCAATGGGGCGGCGATCTGGCCGAAGAGGCTGTGACCGACGAAGAGGTGCGCGAAGCTGCGCGTGAAGCGATGCTGACCCGTCAGCAACCGCAAATCCGCATCCGTCAGGACCACACCGACCCGGTGCAAATCCAGACTCGCGCTGCCGATGCTCTGGCCTTTCGCATGGCTGGCGGTGAACTGCCTGCGGCTTCGCGTGAGTTCGTGGGCATGTCGCTGCGCGACCTTGCTGCCGATGCTCTGACCCGTGCAGGCACTTCGGTTCGCGGCATGTCCGCTGATGATATTTTCACCCGCGCCGCGCACGGCACCAGCGACTTCCCCCTGCTGGTCTCGAACGCCATGGGCAAGGTTGCGGCCCAAGCCTATCAGGCGGCTGAAAGCCCGCTGAAGGCTCTGGCACGTCAGCGCACCCTTCCGAACTTCAAAGAGTCGACCTCGATCCGCCTGGGCGAAATGGGCCGTCTCGAAGAGATGACCGAACACGGCGAGTTCAAGCACACCAGCCGCGCCGAAGCTGGCGAGACCATGAGCCTGAAGACCTTCGGGCGGGCGATCAACGTCAGCCGCAAGCTGCTGATTGACGACGATCTGGGCCTTCTGGGCGATATGACCGCCGCAATGGGTGCTGCCGCTGCGCAGACCGAAGCTGAGGAAATGGTCGCGCTGCTGACGGCAAACCCGAACCTGTCGGACAGCACCAAAGTCTTCGCGGCTGGTCGCGGCAACTATGCCACCACGGGCAGCGCACTGAGCGAAACGGCTCTTTCGAACGCCCGCAAAGCAATGCGCACGGTCAAAGGGCTGGACGGCAAAACCATCATTGACGCCAAGCCGAAATACCTTGTCGTCGGGCCGGAACTCGAAACCGCCGCAGAAAAGCTGCTGGCTTCGATCTATGCCACCACCTCGGAAGATGTAGCTGCATTCGCTGGCAAGCTGTCGCTTGTCGTCGAACCCCGCCTGACGGGCGCAGGCTGGTATCTGCTGGCCGATCCGGCCCGCGTTGCCTCGCTGCAATATGGCTACCTCGCCGCTGCGCAGGGCGTCCAAATCCAGCGCCAAGAGGCATGGGATACCCTCGGGCTGAAATACCGCGCTTGGCTGGACTTCGGCTGCGGCTGGCTGGACTGGCGCGGGGCTTATCACGCAACGGGCGCTGCCTAATGTCCGGCGTGACGAAACTGCGCGAATACCGCGAACAACTTCAGGATGCCCGTTTCTCGGGCGTCCGCAGCTTTACCGACCAGAACGGCGAGAACGTCACCTATCGGTCGCAGGCTGAAATTGAACGCGCAATCGCAGCGATCGATTCCGAAATCTTCAACCTTCAGCGGGGGCGCAATGCCCTGATCCGCCTTCAGACCTCGAAAGGGCTTTGACCATGAAGAACTACATTCAAAAGGGCGAAACGCTCACCATCCCGGCCCCTGTGACCGTTCTGTCGGGTGAACCCGTCATCGCGGGCGCAATTGTCGGCATCGCCTCTGGTGACGCTCTCAGCGGCGCTGCTGTCGATGTGGCGACCTCGGGTGTGTTCGAACTGCCGAAAGTGGCAGCAAACGCCTTCGCCCTCGGCGCGCCCGTCTATTGGGACGCAGACGACAAGCTGGCGACCAGCACCGCAACCGACAACACGAAGCTGGGCGTGGCTGTCGCCGCTGCCGCTGCTTCGACTGCAACTGTCCAAGTCCGCCTGAGCGGCTTCTGAGAGGAACAAGGCAATGGCTAAACTCTATGCAAAGAACCTGATCATCCTTGAAGGCGACGTTGCCATTCCGGCGCGCACTGTCTTCGATGCTACCCCTGCGCAGGCCAAGCAGTTCGACAAGCTGGGTGCTGCCCGTCCTGCGACTGCTGAGGAAGTGAAGGCATGGGCTGACGCTGAAGCCGCTAAAAACGGTATGGCGGTCTGATGTGGTTTGAGGGGCGTTCTGGCTTCGGAATGCCCCTTATCCACAAGCACAGCAAAATGAGTCCTACGGACGATTCTTTGTTGTCGCATCCAGCCCGCCGCTGTCCGCTGTTCGCCTGCTATGTGGCAAGCCACTCACAGCGAACAACGGCGCGCCGGACGCTCCTATAAATAGAGTGAGAAGGGAAACACGCTTTTTCCCTTGCCCTGTTGAATCGTGAGCGAAGAAATTCTGACATCGAGCGAAGAAATTCTGCATTCGACCGAAGAAAAACGTTGAAAAATCTTCGCTCATCCTGCAACGTGGCTTCGGATGAGTGGTAGGAAAACCAGTCTAAATCTTCGGTGGAGCGAAAGAAACGATGTCCTTGAATTTACGGAAGTTAGAATACTCGCCAAACGAAAACCCCTTCATGGGTGGCTCTGAGATTCAGACCCGTCACAAGACGGTTCGGACACGTTCTGCCCCTAAAGACCTGATGGACCCCGAGACGGGCGAAGTCGTCGGTTCGAGCATCATTCACGTCATCGAAGAGAAAGACGAAGAGCACTTTGTGAAGGTGTTTGCTGAAGGCGTCCGCGCGGCTTTCGATCTGAGCAAGACCGGGGCGCGCGTCTTCCAAGCTGTGCTGGGCGAATATCAGAAGTCGAAGCTGACGGGCGGATACTCGGACAGCGTGAGCCTGATCTGGTTCGATGACGGCTTGAATGGTCACGCCTTGGATATGAGCGACCGCACCTTCCACAACGGCCTGAAGGAACTAATCGCCAAAGGCTTCCTGAAGCCGAAGCTGCCGAACCAGTATTGGGTCAATCCGGCTCTGTTCTTCAAAGGCGACCGCGTGGCCTTCCTGCGCGAATACAGGGTGAAGAAGCGCAACGCTGTCGAACGGTCTGCAACTGACCTCATCGAACAAAGCGCAACCCCATGAAATACACCTTAGGCACAGCCGCAAAGGCAACCGGAAAAGCGAAGTCCACAATCCTAAGGGCAATAAAAACAGGAACAATTAGCGCGCACAAGGACGGAAACAACTATGAGATAGACCCTTCCGAACTGCACAGGGTGTTTCCTCGAACAGTTGCGGAAAACGTGCCATCGAACGTTACGCAACCACTTGAAGAACAGGACGCAACCCTTCGAATCCGCTTAGAAATCCTTGAAAAGGAACGTGAGCGGGAACGGGAACAGATGCAGGCGACAATAGACGATCTGCGCACCCGCCTAGACCGCGCTGAAGACCGTGTGACGGCCCTGCTAGCCGCACCAGAGAAAGCCCCAGAACCTGCGCCCGTAAAGCGCCGCTGGTGGCCTTGGAACTAAAAACCTGAGGGGACAAACCACCTCGGGCAGGGCGCGCAAAGCGCCTCAAATAAAAAAGGACAGCCAGAAAACTGGCGTCTGAGAATCTGAGAAGAGGACGAACGCAATGGCGATGAACGCTCAAATGAAAATGGGCTGCTTTGGTCTCGCAAACCAAAACAGCCCTTACCTCGAAAGGTCTATCAATGCCCGTAAACCATACCGCAAAAAGCGATCTGTCGCAACTTGATCTGCACGACGACTTCGAAGACCTGCTGGGGCCGAACCCCAATGTGGTCCCGCTGCTTGCCAGCAATGAAAGCGTTGCCCTCGAACTAGCCAAGAGGGGTTTTGTCGTCTTCCCGATCCGCCAATGGGGCGACGAAGACGGCTGGAAGCCGATTGCTGGCTTCCCGACTAAAGCGTCTAAGGACGCTGCCCAAATCCGCGCATGGTGGAAGAAGTGGCCCGAAGCCCGCGTGGGCCTTCTGGCTGGTGCGCGCAACGGCCTGACCGTTCTGGACGTGGACGTTAAGAACGGCAAAGACGGCACAGAATCCCTTAAAAACATGGGGCTTTCTGATCTGGCTGCAATCACACCGTTTCGCGTTCGAACACCTTCTGGCGGCTGGCACCTGCTGTTCGAATACACCCCGAACGTCAAAAGCACCGTGGGAAAAATCGGTGAAGGCTTGGACGTGCGGAACGATAACACCTTCATTATCGCGCCCTACAGCCTGAAGGACGACAAGCGGTATGAGGTCAAAGGCGACCATATCTATCGCCACTCCAAGTTCCCGGCCATTCCTGCGGCGATCATGAGCCGCGCCCCTTTGCGTGACGATGACGAAGAGGACCTGCTGGGCACTCTGGTCACGATCCAGAAGGCCAGCCCGTGGCAGATGGAACGAGCCACAGAGATGCTGGAAGCCCAAGCTGAAATCGTGGCAAGCGCACCTGACGGGCAGCGCCAAGCCACACTGAATAACGCAGTGCTGCATTGTGCAGGTCTGGCCGCACATGGGGCTTTGACAGAAGAACAGGTGCGCGCCGCTCTTATGCCTGCTGGTGAAGCCTGCGGCCTTTCTCAGCGTGAGGTCAGCACCACCTTCAAACACGCTTGGGCCGATGGGCTGAAGAAGCCTGTGCAGTTGCCTGTCGATTGTGAAGATGAGTTCGAAGACTATGGCGACGAAGAAACCGCGAAAGCCCCGTCTGTCGTAAGCGACGAAGCGGGCGGCTGGCATATTGACGCCTTCAGCGTGACCCAAGAGCCCGACCTGTCGCAGGACCAGCTTGCCCTTGATCTGGGCAAAGCCGGGCTGAACAAGAATGGGCGCTATCTCGCAGAAATGGGGGGCTGGATTCTCTGGGACCCTATCGGGCAGCGATGGGCCGTTGCCAGCGGTATGCAGCACATGCGCATTGCCCGCGACTTCGTCCGCGCCAAGGCAAGGCTGCTGACAGAATGGGCTGAAGCCAAGGCCGTTGACCTAAAGCCGAAGGACGCTGAACAGTTCGTCCGCGCTGCGAAAGCGCAGTCCAAGGCAATGAAGCAGGACGCTGCAATCGCGGCTGTCGAACGTCTGGCACGGTCAAACAAGGCTTCCCTCAGCACCATTGACCAATGGGACGCTGACGACTTCCTGCTGGGAACGCCTGCTGGCACTGTTGACCTGCGCACGGGTGAACTGCGCCCCGCGAAACGGTCAGACTACATCACGAAGCAAACCGCTGTCGCACCAGAGGACGCAACCCCTCGCACTTGGCTGAAATTCCTGTCGGAAATTTTCCCGCATGATCCTGAAATGGTGAATTTCATTCAATGTTTGCTGGGATATTCGCTCACAGGTTCGACTAAAGAGCATCGCTTCTTCATGTTCACTGGCGGTGGCCGCAACGGCAAGGGAACGCTGTTGAACACCTTCCAGAAAATCATTGGCGACTATGCAAAGGGCATCCCGACGACAACCCTTTTGGAGTCTCGCAACCCGCAACACGCCCAGTCTTTGGCCCGCCTTCAAGGCGCGCGTTTCGTGCGCGGTGCTGAACTTCCTGTCGGGCAAGTCTGGAATGAATCTCTACTGAAAACGCTGACGGGCGGGGATGTCATTACGGCGAACCACATGCGCCAGAACTCTTTCGACTTCGTGCCCAAGTTTACCCTGATTGTGGACGGCAACACAAAGCCCAGAATCCGCACCACTGACACTGCAATGAAGGCGAGGATGACCCTTGTGCCGTTCGAAGCCAAATTCAGTGGGCGCGAAGACAAGTCACTGCCACAGCGCCTGCAAGCCGAAGCCGGGGCAATCCTGCGCTGGTGCATCGAAGGCGCTGTGGCATGGCAGAAGGACGGCCTGCGCATCCCTGAGACCGTTGCCAAGGCATCGCGGGAATACTTGGAAAGCGAAGACCGCTTGTCGGGCTTTATCGCTGAGGAAGTGGAACGGGATAGCGCGGGTGCCGTGCCGCTTCAGCGGCTTTACGTCCTCTATTGCCAATGGTGCGAAGAAGAGCGGGAAACAGCAATGTCCAAACGCAGCTTTGGTGAAGGTCTGGTTGAGCGGGGCTTCCAGAAGAAGAACGGCACGGGCAACGTGGTTCAAATCGTGGGCCTGAAGCTGAAGATCGAAGATGATCTGGGGGCAAAAGCATGACCCGAGTTAATGAAGTTAACGATCTGTCCTTATCGACTCCTATCAGCTTAACGAAATTCCTTTCTCTCTTTCTCTTCTGTGGAGTCGATAAGGCAGCTTCGTTAACTCTATT